CCACGTTCCGATCAATGTCGAAGTCGCGTAAAAGCAATTCTGCAGATCGCCAGAACGTAGGAGCCCCCTGTATCGGAGGGTCCTTCGAAAAGGCGCTGACAAGGGCAGCACAGATCCTTTCGCGTGAGTTCGGTCTCACAAGGGTCATAGACTTTTCTAAGTCTTCGTGCTGCCTTACCGTCAGGCAGGTTTGGGAAGAGTGGGCCTCTAGGGCTGCACCTCGTGGTAAGCGTCGATGGCGGTACCGCATGGCTGTCAAAAGCTGTGCGCGTATCTTCGATAGCGTTTGCCCGAGGTGTGATCCTAAGGCCCGAGAGTTAGCTCGCGACAAGTGGGCTGAGCACGTTGACAAGTACGACCTTGAGGGAGAATTGCGTTGTTCTGCGCACCTCAAGGAGCTCAAATCACATGTACGCATGCTAGTTGATGGGTGGGGAAAGAGGTTAGACGCTTGCCGTAAAGATAGCGTCGATCCTCTTTGCGCCTCGGACATCTACATACCCGACCAGCAGGGATGTAGAGAGGTACCTAGGGGGGAAGGTGGTACCTTGGCGGCTTGCACTTGCTGTTTTGATGGAGACTTCAGTCTCGTCAGACGCGGTGTAGCCAAAACCAAGGGTAAGTTTAGGGTTGTGACGATGCAGAGCGCACACGTGAAACGTGTTCTACGTCCGGTACACAACGCCCTTTACGACCATCTGACCTCCTTCGGTTGGTGCGTCCGAGGTGATGTTAAGAGAGAGGATTTTCTTTCCGTCTGCGACGCGGGCAGCGAGGATATCATAAGTGGCGACTATAAAGCCGCCACTGACAATATTTATCTTGCAGCTGTCCGTGCTATCGTAGAGGTCCTCGCAGAGTGTGGAGATTTGGGTGAAGATGAGCGTGAATGTCTCATCGGGAGTTTCGATAATTTGAGGTGGCTATCCTGCTCGGGCCAGGAACATCCTATTCGGAGGGGGAGTATGATGGGGAACCTTGTCAGTTTCCCTCTTCTCTGTCTCCTTAATAAGGCATGTCACGACATAGCTGCCTCGCGGGTCTACGGACCCGAGGTGAAGAGAGTAGGTCGGTTTAACGGCGATGACTGTCTGTTCCAGGGGAACCAGTCTATGTACCGCGAATGGAGGTTGGTCACCTCTATTTACGGGCTCGTCGTCAACGAGGACAAAACGATGGTTTCTCGTCGTTGGTGTGACTTGAATAGTCAGACCTTCGATGTTTACCGTCGTCGTCTTGTCCCGAAACCTGTCCTATCCTTTCTCTTGCCTTCTCGTTCTGCTCCCGGTGAGATTCTTTCGTCCGTTCTCAAGGGTATCTCGTCTTTTAAGATGAGCGTTCAACTATGGATTGTCAATGTGTTGATGCGCTACGAGATTTCCCTTCGCGGATTTGCTCTCTCCAACATCCCTTCTGCGTGGGTGAAGATCCTCTGTAAGAGGAAGTGGTTTCGGAGGTTGGTTTGG